AACTTTTGATTTAAATATTTCGGATGCTTGAATATTTCTAGTTATATACCTATAACTAGTTTGAGTTTTTGCTGGAATGACAAATTCATATTCATCATCATCTGCATAAGTAATAGCAATTTGCTGATCATCTGTTTCTGGGTCACCTTGATTTTCAATGACATTGATAATAATTTGATTATCGTAATTTTCACCTAAAAGATTTTCATATAAAACAAATTCATAAGTAAATGGTCTTTCTCTAGAAATTTGCCTATCCCAATGGAATGATTCAAACCTAAAAATAAGTACTCTTTGTGGTTGACCACTGATAATATCCGTAGAACTACCCTCAATTACATAGATTTGATCTACAACTAAATCATCCCTACCAATTTGAAATGAAGGTCCAATAGAAGTTGGCGTTAACTGTTCTGTTGCCCAACCAACTTCACTAAATGGTGCTGGATTTTCTGAAAAACCAATTACTCCATTAACTCCATATGTTAGATACCCTGTTTCTTTAAATCCAGTAGGATTTGTAGAAGTGGCACCAAAATTAACTGAAAATGGAATTGGAAAAGAGAAATTTCCTTCATCTAATAAATCATTTCCAGTGAGAGTAGCAACTAAATCAAAAGAATTGGTGTCTACAGAAACTGCTCCATCAACATGAGCATTTGCATTTGGGTAAAATACTAATTGCTTTGTTGGTCTCCCAGTTTCTGGACTTAATGCATCAATACTATCTGTAAATTGAAGATAAGTATTAAATGTATCAAGATATTGCTCAGTTGTTTGTACATCTTGAATAAGACCTTCACCATATAAATATCCACCATTATTTGAATAATAATCATCAGAAGAAACATCAAAATTATTAATAACTCTCCATTCTGAAATTTGAGGTTCTAATCTAACTCCAGATCCACCTTCAAATACTTCAATAGAAGTACCAAAAGCAGAATAATTAATGCCAGTATTAATTACATCAAATCCTTCAATTTGATTATTGCTAGAATTCCATTTAGATGTGATAACTGCCCCATATCCAGATTCAGTTGAATCAATTACTCTTACATATGGAGGAGAATTATAATTCTGCCCGCCATTTACAACTTGAGCAGAAATAATTTTACCATTCTCTACAGTAACTACACCAGTACCACCAGTTCCCGTATTAATGGTATATGAAGGATCTCTGTCGTAAAAAGAACCAGCATTAGTAATTTCTACTTGATCAATTGGACCAGCAACTAAAACATTTAAATTGGCAGTTACAGTTTCTGGTAAACTATCTGCATCGTTATTTGGTGAAATTACAATATCTGGTTGTTGGGTGTATCCAGTACCAGGATCAACTACTCTAACTTTAGTAATCCTACCTTTTACGACAATAGGAGATAGAACTGCCTCTTTAAAATTATCTCCAGTGTAAACAGTGTCTGTAACTTTCTTTTTAACTGAAATGACTGTATCTTTAGGATATCCTGCCCCACCATCAACTACATATACTTCTTTAACTTCACCCTTTACAATTAAGTTTGCTGTTGCAGTAGTTCCATTATCAGCATCTGGAGATTCAATAGTAATTGTTGGGGGATTTTGAACATTATAAAAATCACCACCTTCAAGAATATTAATTCTTTTTAATGAACCTTTTTTAATGACTTTATTACTTTTCCAGTTGATAATAGAAGTACCATCTCTTAAAATTCCCACTGGGCTATTTGGTTCTGTAGGAATTTTAAATCCTTCTGGTTGCTTTTTGAAGGATCTTGGAATTTTCTTTAATAAATTAGAATTTTGAATGATAATATTATTATCATCAATTTTTGGAGGACTTAAAATGACTCCTTGACTGCCAGTATAGTCAGCATCAATTTGATAATATGGGATGCTTGATGATTGGATGTATATATCTTTACTATCATAATAAAGTGATGTTACACCAGGCAAGTACTCATAATTTACTGGTAATGGAGTTACATCATTAAATCTCCAATTTGAAATAATTTCCTCAGCAGTAATTGTAGTGTCTCTTACGTATCCTAAATCATTTGCTTGATAATAGGTGTAATTTTGATTAATTTTAAATCCATTAACACCAGCATAAACTACAAAGTATTGACCAAGATTATTTTTATTTTGTGCTAATGAACCTACTTCATATACACGATCACCAACTTTATAATTTGGTGCAAATGTAGTCAAATTAAAGTAATTTGATCCTTTACTGCTATATTCAAGAAGATACTCATTAGTAATTAAAGCCCCACTTTCTGGAAATCCATAAGTAGAGTCAACAAACATTCTATTCCCAGTAACTTGAGCAGTTAAAATTGTAAAAATAGTAGGAACAATTTTATCTGAATTTGCAACTTCAATTTCATTAATTTGACTAGATTGTGAAAATGTATTTTCAATACTCAATACAGGAAATTCATTTCCATTTTGAATGAACGAACCATTAAGTAATGTACTAACATCAACAGTACTAATTGATTCTACTCTAATAATTTGTTTACTTTGATATGTTGCGTCAGAAGTTGTAAACAAATATTGAGAATAATTTCTAATTTCTGGATTGTCTTGGAATAAAAATTTGAAATAAAAGTCAATTCCTTGTGGAGTTCCTTTTCTTAAATAGAAATCTCTTGCTTTTTTTAAAAGAACATTGATATTGACTTTGTTAATATTATCTTCTAATACGTTTTTAGGAAAATCATTTAAATATTGCTCTCTAATTTTATCTAAAAAATATAAAATGAATGCATAAGATTGATTATATACTGGGGAGAGAGCAGAGTGAGATGATGCTTCGGTTTTGTTATTAGGTACAAAACCATTCTCAGTATCTAAAGTATTGTAAGTATAACCACGCACACAACCAGAAAACACGGTAAGTTTATATGTACCAGCACCATCTTCAATGTGCTCTCTGGTTTTATAGAAAATTACTTCATCGTCAACTTTAAGTAATCCGTTAGTTGCTGGAAAATTTACATGATCTCTTACAATAATTTCAGTCGCATTTATAGATATGGGTGTTTTTAACCTTGCAGTTAAATCTACACCAGAATAAGTATCGACATCAATAAGATCGTCAAGCCCATTAATTAAATCTAAAGGATTTGAGTTAGTTTCTAAAAATCTGTAGTAATCCTTTAGAAAAGCAACAAAATTGGGATATTCAGATGGTAAGTAAGAAGGAAGTTGTCCCTGAACAGAACTTGACGTTACTAAATCGTTAAACATATCTAACTAGATACTGGAATTTGAGATGCACCTGTGGATCGTGAAGATGACGATAATTGATCAAGAATTGTAGTTACGTTAACATCATCTGGAGAAATTATAAGATATAAATCTCTTACTGAAATAATGTCATTAGAAGTTGGTACTACTGAAAATTTTATGAAATTCTCACCACTCAAACTTGAATTTATATTAATCGCACTAATATTTATTTCACCTCTTTCAAAGTCAATATTTCCAATATTTCTACTATAATACTTTTTCTGATCTCCTTCATATCTAAATGCAGCAAGAGTATTTGTACCTAATTTCTCAAAGTAATATGTGTATACTGAATTTTCACCAGTGATCTTAAATCCAGTAGAAACGATATCACTATTTGGTGAAATGCGGTTTCCATAGCAAACTTGATATGATGCAAATACATTAGAAATGATGGGAAGATTTTTCCTCATTCTAACTCTAGTAATATTAGAAGTAATACCAGAATCTGCAGCATCAATAGATCCTACTAGTTTACTGTGCTTGAATTTACCGTTAAATCGATTTAAATCTCTAGATTGCCCAAATGAGTTGATTGTATTACGTACAACTTCATTTAATGCTTGTTGAGTTCTTCTTGTCTTATTTGAATCATAATAAACGTAAGAGTCAATTTCCAAATAGACATAAGATGGATCAATGATTTCAGGAACTACTGAAAGAATAGTATAATTTTTAATATCTTTCTGTAATTGTTGTTTTCCTGTAGTAGTGAGTTGTTCTGCTCCGTTTGGTTTAGCAACAATAAAAACTTTTCCATATTGTGGAGGATCTGCTTCTTCTCCACCAAAAACAGATAACGATTCAAGATTTGGATATAACTCTGCAACTAAGGTTTCATAATCCTTTACAGTAACTGCTCTTTTTTGTGATGAATAATATCTTGGAGCAAGATATTTGATTGATGTAATAGATTCTGGATCTGCTCCACCAATTGAACTCTTAACAACAGTAATTGTTGGAGTTAAATCTGTAATAACACGATCACCATATCTAAAAGAACCAGAAAATTCAAAACTAGTGCAACCATTTGCTTCTGCACGGTTAGTCACCAAGTATTCAATAGCAATAATGTCTTTATTTTTAATTTTACGACCAAAAACATCATCACCAAAAATAATTTCAAACTGTTCGTTCTTATTTTCTTGAATAAAGTAGATTCTATCAGATGCTTCTACTTCAGTGATATCAACTACTTTTTTATATGTTTGTGGGATGGCAAAATCAACTTCATCAACCACAACATTTAAAAGAGAAACATCTGCATCTGCACTGGGAATAATAAAATGCTGTCTTGTTGATGTATCTACGGTATAACTGATATCAATTAAGGAACCTTGATAGATATCAATATCTTCAAAGGTAATTCTGCGAACTCCATTGGCATCAATATATGCCTGTCTTGTAATATCCTCTAAAACAGTAAATACAAAAGAACCATCCCCATTTGACCCAATAAAGGCAGAACCTTTAGAAAGAGTCAATGTAGGGATGGTTGGTGGAATGCCTGGAATGTCCAGTGTAAGGGTCGCAGAAGACGCTGTAGAGGACCTTGGGGTATATCCGACTAGCTTTGCTAAGGAAACGACGTTTTCCCTTACTGAGGCGCTATCAAAGAAGACCTCGTTAGCAACCAAATTGGCATTCAGTGCTGAGTAATATGTGTTATATGCTAATACATCAATGAGTTGAGATAAAACAGATCCCTCAAAATTGTAGTCACTAAAAGTTTCAGAGGAGCGCATAAACTCCTTTAAACTTATCTTAATTTCTTCAAAATCTAAATTTGTGACTTGGTTAAATGCCATTATACTCGTTCTAAGATTAGGTTAAGGGATTGAGCATCTAAAGGAATACCAACAATTTTATATTCTATATCAACTTCTATAGAATTGGAATCAACATCATTTGTTACAAAAATATTAGTAATTTCAACTCTAGGTTCATACGCAGATACTGCGTCTTTTATTGCACTAGAGATAATATCATTCGTAACAAAGTCAAAATTTTCAAAAAGTGAAATATTTGCAGAACTACCAAAATAAGGGCGAAATACTTTTTCGCCCCTGAGCGTTAAAACAATGTTTTTTAACGATTGTCTGATTGCCGCTTCATTTTTTAAAATTGGAATATCCCCACTAAGTGGGTTTTTCTCAAATTTAGGGTTCAAATCGACAAATTTTTTGGATATTGTTGCCATTTTGTTTGCCTTTATACTTTATATATCACGAAATCTCTCAGTATATTCAAGTTTTCTATACCTTTGCTTGAGTTGCTTAGATTTCTCAAGATATACATCAGCAATTGGATTCGTAATTAGGCATACTGTGCCAAAATCACGATCCATTTGAATTGGATCGTAGTCAGGATTAGGTGAATTTGCCATTTTTCCTCCAAAAATCTGTTTCCAGAACTTTTTTGGAGGTTACTATCTCCATTTTTATTTATTGCTCTTTTTCCTCGGGTGTTCTCCAGAAATAATCGTCTGTATCACCCAATCTGCCCCATCTAATACCGTTTTCAACCTGATAATATTTTGTTGAAACCTTAAAATCTGGGATTTTGGGTTCTTGAGGTGTGATTGACAGGTCAAATATCCGAATTCTGTTGTTTGGATATAGTGCAAACTGCCCATTTTCCAATTCAATGCAGTTATGGGACTTATGTTCCTCTGGAATTTCACTAACATTGCAATTTGTAGTGTCAATATCTGGGTGAAAATTGTCTAATGTGAACAAATACTCACCAGATAGTGCTCCATAGTTCCTAGTATGGCACACAAAGTCCATGGAACCGATGAATTGTTTCTCAATACAACGGACTCCATAATCCATACAATTCCAAAATTGTAGGTTGGGTAGGTCTAGATCTACCTCAGGGGTCTCAGGACGACTCAGGAAGGCACTGATGGGAAGCTTATCGAACATTGCGGCATACTTTGGTAAGTACGTCTCAAAATAAAAAGCACGCCCAGGTATCGATTTTGCCGATACCCAGATGCCCTCTACAAATTCGCCATGCCCGTCAACGTGATCCCTAAGGTATTCTTTACGAACCCATACTTTTTGTGGTGGTAAGTTGACGACTAATTGACTCATTTTTCTTTATACGTTGGTGGATGAAAATTACAGTACTCATTAAAGGTAATTTTCATCTCTTTGTTAGTCAAATTGCAGTGCTTTGCTGCTTTTGGAAGGTTCCACTTTGCAGAAAACAGCATTTCCATTGCTTTTCGGGTTTCTGGTCTCACTTACCTTGCCCCCGATAACGCTTTTTACGCCCATTTCGGGA